TTACCAATTACATACGACCAATTCTCCACTGGTTTTACCAGTTTTATTTCTTCCGACCGTATAAGCCAATTCAAGTTGAGTGATACGGAAATCTTTAAACAATTCCCTGATATCAGGGTGGTCATTAATGGATAGCATGACCTTACCCTTACTCTCTGCCATTACCTTGGCCAGTAATTCATACTGCTCCCAGCCAAATGATTGGTCATAGCCTGCGGTCTGCCAATATGGTGGGTCCGCATAGAAGAAGGTGTGCTCGCGATCATATCGTTTGAAGCAACGATCCCATGATTCATTATCTACATAAACACCTTTTAAACGGTCTTTAGCAGCCTTTAATTTAACCTCAATCTGAGATGCATCCCATGCTTTTGACGTGGTAGCTGTACCAAAATGCTGATGGACGGTTTTGCCGCCGAAAGCGTTGTGCTGAAGGTAGAAGAAACGAGCGGCACGTTGAATATCTGTCATGCATTCGGGCGGCGTGTTTTGCAGGCAGGCGAATGTTTCGCGGCTGGTAAGCGTCCACTCGAACTGACGGACGAACTCGTCGAAATGGTGTTGTACCACACGATAGAGATTGATGAGCTGCCCGTTGATGTCGTTGAGTACCTCTACTTTAGCAGGCGTTGGGCGCATAAAGAACAACGCTGCGCCACCAGAAAACAACTCAACATAACAAGAATGCTCGGGGAACATGGGCAAAAGATGTTTTGCCAAACGACGTTTGCCACCCATCCAGGGGATAATAGGTAATGTTTGTTGCATTTTTTGCATCATATATACTCCTAAATTATGGCATTCGCGATGCTCTAAATCAGATTTAATATGATGCTCAAAGGCATTCTTTTGATTTATTAATTAGCTGAAAGAATTGATATTTTTACAACGAGCGCATTTTATTTGCACACAGCCGCTGCCTTTTGCCAGCAACTTCCCACAAAACTTACAGCGTAATTCACGATAGATTTGCATTTGCATCCACTCCTGTATCAGATAGAATGCCTCGGTCTCTAGAGACTAAGGCGGCCTTAGAAGTCAATGCAGGCATGCTCTGCTTGGCTGGCGTAACAGTGTTGCTGCACTGTTACGTCGCCGTCCCACTTATATTTAAAATCCTCCCAAAGGCCGCCTTATTCAGACGGCCTTTTATTTATATTTACCTACAAATAGCGCAACTCTTTAGCTTTTGCGATGATACGTTCGGCGACTTTAGCCTCAACCGCCGGAAGCAGATGAGCACCGCCGTCCTGCGAGAGGGACAACGGCATTACGCCATCTGTTTGCGCTTTTTTATCCGCTTCATTTGGCGTGAGGCCGCTATCCGTCCAAATCTGATCAGATAAAATATATTGCTCAATATCAAAGACATTATTGCCATATTTAGACTTGAGCCAATTATTAAATTGATCTTTGAGCTGATGTCGGTATGGGTGGTTTTCTTTGGCCCAACCCGGCTTATTATCAGCCCATACAGTCAGGACAATATAACGCGGCGATTCTTTTGGCTGAACTTGTTGAATACATTTTTCAACATAGCCTTTGATACGCTCCAAAACCGTCTGCCAGTTGCCGATATTTGCGCCGTTGATGTCGTTTTTTGCGGTTGCCAACACGCAAATACCATCGACACCACCGCTGTTTTTCAGGCGTACCGGATATTTTTTACCCGGAACAACGCTATGAGCCTGGCTATCGCGCGGAATAACTTTAATATTGGCGGTTTGGCCGGTCATGACCGCCTCGATGTCATCGCCAATAATAACGACGGTAGAGTGCATACTGAAAGGCGTAACGCCTTCGCCGTAAACCAACTCGCCATCAACCATCACGCCATTTGCTTTAGCCGGAATAGTATCGACTTTAAAAGTAACTTCCACCGGGCTACCGTTCATCGACATCAAGGCATACGCAGCCAGGCTGCCGCCCTGTGCGTTGTTTACAACCGGCAGATTTTCAGCGGCGGCAACACTCACAGCCTGACCGCCGATACGTGCATTGGTGGAGTCGCCGAAGAAATTGAGGCTACGTTTCAATGCAGAAGGAGGAGCTTCCGGGCGTTCCGCCTCTTTCGGAGGAATAACAGGGCCGGACGGCATAACGGTATGGCGCTCATGCTCGACCGGTGCGCCAATATATTGAATGCCGAATCGGTCGCCTTGCTGCAAGGTATCAGCAATATTTTCAGACTTGGCGCAATAACGCAGGTCAATAATACAGTTGTGCGGCTGAACAAGAGCGTAGCCGTCCTGCTCATCGGTTAACGCGACTAATTTATTGTCACGCAAAGAGAAATTGACCCAATCACCGGCACGCGTACCATCCGGCACTTTTACCTTCACACGCGTCAAGGTAGTGGCTTCAAATTTTAAAATGTCGCCAATACCGACACCCAACACTTCAGCTCGCATAAAACCTCCTCAAAATAATTAATAATTATTTTAAGACGTTATACGAAAGCAACGACTGGCTATACTGCACTTAGCCTTATACGCCAAGCTCTAAAACAGTCGTATCGGGAGCCTGACCAAGAATACGGTTGCTCAAGACATCATAAAACACGCGCTGATTTAAAGCGGCTTGCCCGCTTAAAACAAGATTGCCGCCACTTTGCGTTTGCGCCGCCCATGAGCCGCCGCCCAAATCGCCCGTTATTTTGGCAATGCCGCGCTGTTCACGCTTGAGCAGTGCCGTCAGGTTTTGATACAGATTAGTCATTTTGTTATCCTCAACAAAAAGATAAAAGGCCGTCTGAACATGGCTTTCAGACGGCCTTTAAAGCATCTTTAAACCAGCTTTAATCATTCGTCAAAATAGCGGTCTATCGTTACATTTTGAGTCACGACAGGCGCATCGTTTTCGATTTTGACTTCGACCGACACACCAACCACCACGCCTTGCCAGCTCCCCGAAGGCTCATTGATTTGCCAAATCTCGCCTAAATTCGCCATAGGAATGGCGTATTTATCCGATACCGGTAAAGACACCGTTTCGCGCTTATGAACACCGGTCTCGCTTAAAGCGGCGATACCGGCGGCAAGCAAGACCGGCTGGTCGGTATAAAGCGTATTGGTCAGCGCGGAGGCACGCGGCTCGCGGTTGCTGCCGTTGCGGTACACATCCGCGCCTTTGCCCTTGTTATGGCTCGGCCAAACATAAACCCCGTTGGCACGCTCCGATACATTGCGCTGGCCGCGGATACTGAAAATCACGCTGACAGGGACACTGACATCAGCAGGCGCATCGGAAACCTCCCAAGAAGCCTTTTTCCATTTAGGCTTAAAGCGGACAACCGGCCTAGCGCGGTCGCTCTCCACAAATCCCCCGGCGGCTTGAGCCAGCTCTTGCAAAACAGCAATCGGCGTTTTATCGGTCAACGAATACACATCTCCCGGAATCAACCAATCCGCCATAGTCCAACCGTCCAAATCTACACCTGTCGGACGTAAAACCTCCGTTGCGATTTGTTGCGCATAAATCGGATTGCGGTATGTACCCCGGCCTTTAGGCGCATAGTCCGCGCCCAAACGTGCGGTAACGCTGCGACCTGTTACCGTATAGCTCTTTTGCCCGAAGCGGCGGTTGTCGCTGTAATCCTCGGCGAGGATGACAAAAGTATCCGCATTGATTTGCACCTCGATTTCGGCCTCCCGGCCTTTCGGGCGGACATCAGGATTAATCTTGGCGAAATCATCGGGCGAAACCGTCAAACTGCCTTGCCAACAATAACCGGCAGTATCAGTCGTAAAAGAAGCAGAAAACAGCCCGATCGGCTGGCCGTCAACCGTAGCCTTAATAATATTTTGCATGATATATCCGTCTAAAACAGGAGTGCTTACCGTATCAAAACAAGCAAACGGCAGCGGAATATGGCGCGCATCGTGTGCAATCTTTTTGCGGTAAAACCGCAGGTGCAGACGGTTTGAAGGCGGGCGGATACCGCAAACATAAGTTTCAGGCACAGGCTCCGGCTCAACCGGAATCTCATAATACTCGCAAGGCACAGCCAAAGCAGGCAGGCTTTGCGGATGCGCACATCGTGCCAATACCGCCGCCTCGCGCACCTCCGATACCAAACAATCGCCAACCGGCGCATCATCGGAAAACACACTCTCCGAACACGCCGCTAAAGCCTCGCCAAGACCTGCCGATGATCGATCAGCATTACAGCCACTTAAGAACAAATCATCGGGGAAAGCATCATGCAAACAGCCGTCCAGACCATCCATTCCAGCCTGCACCGCCTGCATACACCCGGCAACCCCGTCAGACAAGCCGACCGTTTCATGCAGGCAACTTTCCAATTCAGGCATATCCGAAAAGGCCGTCTGAAAACAAACCGCCTCCCCGACAGCCTCCGCCGTTATCCCCGACACTTGGGCAGCCATATCGCCCAAATCATAACGACCGGCCGCGCACGCTGCCTGCGTTGATACCGCCTGCTGCACAAAGCCCCACGCCCCCGAAACAGTCGCATAACCATCCGGAGGGCGGTACGGATTAGGCTTAGGCGGCGTATCGGGAACAATCTCGCCGCCGTCCTCAATATGGCGTAAAGGCCGTCTGAAAGCCAACGGCAAGAGCCTGGACGACGGACGGGAGCCAATCGCCAAGCCGAAAGGCAAAGGGATATGCGCCGAATCAGCATAAATTTTGTCTTCGGACATTTCAGACGGCCTCAACCGCCGCCGTCACGCTCGACATAAGGCTTAATAAAATCATAAGAAACAGGCTCGTATTGCTTTTTATAATCCGTCGCCACCATCAAATACTCCTCGTTTTCCTTGAGCCGGTCGAAGCGGTAGCTGCCGTCTTCCGCGCTCCAAGTATCGGCGATGCAGTACATATTAGGCCGGGCAAACAGATAAATACGGCGCGAAGCCGGCTGGCCGCCCACCGTAACAATGCCCGTACCTTCGCCGGCGATATAGCCGTGGCCGCCGTATTTCCAATGCGGCGATTTGACGGCACGGCTTCGCGCAATCCGGTTGACGTTTTTGCCACGCGTCTTGCCGCGCTTAACGGCAAGACGGCTACGGAAAACATAATTCGGCATGGCTTACAGCTCCCAAGCCGTGAGATTTACCAAAAAAGAGCCACCGCCAATTGTATTGATATACATAAATTTGTCTTCGCTATCGTCTAAATTATCGTAAACCGTTCCCATCGAAATAACGTCTCCTGCGGGCATGGTTTCGCCAATTTTCATAAAGCCAGGTAGTAATCCGCGAATGGCATATTCATCACTACCAATTAATTCTTTTAAATAAATATCATCTGCTATGAAACCACCTGTAATAGGATTAGGATAGCCACCATAATTACCATCTACTTTACTTATAAGACTCATAGGAGAAGGAGCATCTCCCTTATAATCACGCATCGGCACCACAAAAATAACAACTTCATTGCCACTGCCAAAAACAAAATTTTCATCTACATCTGACACATATCCAAGCAGGGTATTCGCGGCGTCAGCCACGGCGAGACTGGAGAAATTGCCAAAAATAAAAAACGAGCAATAATCCTGCCATAAAATAATTAAAGTAAATGCGCGCTCATTTCCGACCACAACCCATTGGATCTTATCCCGGTTACTGTCGTCTTTTTTGTAGATGAAATTGTGAAATCCACTGCTGTTTTTAACCTTTTGTTTGACTTTCCCCGCCTTTGCCGATGTCGGCTCCAAAAGACCGCATAAATCAACGTATCTTGCACGGTTTCCATATTTTGAGTCATCCACCCCCAGCCACCACTTTGTCGCCTTCGGGTGCATACTGCGGAAACAGGCTTCTTGCGCTTTTTCAAACGCCATTTCCCAGCCCAGCCCGTCCTTGCGCTTATTGCCCTCGCCATAACCGGTAACCAGGCAGGCTTTTAAAATCGTTTTAATGCTGCCTGCCGCCGATTCAACCTGCGGCGCACCCTCGTCATCCCAGCGGTAAACCTTTACCGGCACACGTTGCGTATCAAACATTTCAGACGGCCTTTCTTTTTACTTCAATGGTTTAAAACCCCATTAAAACAAAAGCCCCGAAAATCGGGGCTTGGCATAGTTGCACTCAATAGCTTGTTTCTATTTTGTTTTATTGATTTCAGCGGAAAGAAGTAATTATCGCCTGACTGCCGCTTGCATCAACGGAGCAGCTAAATTGCGCACGCAACATAGCCCCGTAACTGTTTTGCGAATCGACATATCCGCTTATTTCAAACGTCCCATCGGCATTTTCACGCCGTTGCCATCCCCCGAAATCAGCCGAAGCAGGCGATTTTAAAATACCCGTTACCGCGCTTTCGCAGGCTGATTGTGCCTGATATACGCTCGGCTTGGATGACGTGCCGCCGTTTTTGAATGTAAACCAAAGCATCGGGATGGAAACCAAAATCCCAGTACCGATCAATTTCAAGAAATCAGACCCTCCGCTTTTTTTATTTTTCTGTCTGAGCTTTTCTCTTTCTTTCGCTTTTTCGCTTTCTTCTTTGGCAAGTTCGGGATTTTCGGCATGGAGGATTTTATCGTATTCCGCTTTTGCCGCCGGATTCAGCAAATACTCGCGACACCATCTTATCTCATCCAATTCCAGCTCCTGTCGCTCCGCAGCACGCCTCAAAGCCCGTTTAATCTCTTCTTCCGTTGCAGATGACATAATCCCAAGAAGTTTGTAATAGTTTTCCATTTCATTCTCCATATTTATTTTAAATAATGCATTCTAAAACAAACGGCATAAAAAAGAAACAAACGGTATAAAGGCCGTCTGAAAGTCCTATTCAGACGGCCTTATCTTTTATTCGGCCACCGTATTGCCGCGCAAACACGCGGTAAAACCATCGCGGCCGTTTTGCTTGTCCGGCGAAGGCTGGACACTGCGCAAAATCCAAACGGGCAACGGCGTGCCGTAGGTGTTGAAGCGGATACAGTTCTGCGTCGACCAGCCGCCGCCGAATGCGGCCGCCTTGAGCGTGAAATACGGCTTGCCGGTTGCCGGATTGGTCGGCGCAAGATCGGTCAAAGTATCGCTTTTTGCGACCAAGCCCAGCCGCTCGCCGTAAAGCTCGAATTGGGTTGCAGTAATGAATTTAATCAGCCACCGCTCGGTAATCGCGCCGTTACTGGCCAACTTAATCGGGTAGTCTTTGACATTGGTACGCGCCAAAATAGGCTCCCCGCGTTGCGCGTCACTCCACACATTGTCCCATGCCTGTTGCGAAAACGGCTCGGTAGCGCGCACCAGCAAATCGCCGCCGATCAGGGCGGAAGACACAAATGTGTTCTCCTTCGGATAATTGCGCCCAATCGCAAACTGGAGTTTCAGACGGCCTGAAATATCGACGCCGGTCACACGGTTTTCCTCTTCCCACGCGCACACGACAGTCAGCGGCAGGGTATATTGCGACAAGTCCAACGGCTCGGCAAAAGTAATGCTGCCCGCTTTGAGGTCTGCCGTGTATTTCTCGGCGAGGACGTGTTTGCCCTTGCTGTCGACCAAGCATAGGCGGTCGATATTTTGGCGGTTGAGCGTGATTTTTTGAGCGGCAGTAAACGCGCTGCCCAAATCCTGCTTGAGACGGTTGGAAATCACGATCATATCGCCCTTGCGGAACACAGGGACGCGTCCATCGGCAGGCAGGCGTACGGCATCAATGCCGATAATCGACGAATCCAAAGGCAGGTTGTCTTGGGTCACGGCGTTGTAGCGTAAATCTTCAGGGTAAAAACCCTCATCGCGCTTGATTTCATAAAAGCCTGTCTCGTAGTCGATTTTGCCTGTGATGCCGCCGGTAATTTCGCCTGCGGCGTTGCTTCTGCCGACAATTTCGCCATTGCCCGCGTAAACGGTAAAACTTTCAGGCTTAACCGGCGCAGCAGGTGTGCGGCCTGCATAGCTGAAGGTCTTGACTTGGGGCAAACGGACGACACCACCCGTTACCTTGAGGCTTTGGAATTTAATGGCCGGATCTCGAATGGAAACATTACCGTCGATATATAACGTGCCGATATTTTCTCCACTACCTTTAGTCTCGCTCCAGTTTTTATAAAGCGTACCACCATATTCAACAATTTCAGTCTCGCCGTCTGAGAAAGACCATGAGTTAAAGACACAGGCACTACCCTGGTCAAAGTCAATTAAAACATTAAATGACAACCCACCCGCCAAACGACCCCTCCGGGTTTTAGCATGAGAGGAATCGGCAGACAGAAACTCCACATCCCACTTTCCAAAAGACATATCAACGGTCTTTTGAGCGGACACATTTTTTCTTTGTGCAAACCAAGTAGCATCTAACGTCGAATGAGTCTCAACAGCCCATGTCAACGCCTCAACCCTTAATACCGATTTCGGAATAATGAGCTTCCCACCATCCCAGCGAATGCCCTGTACGGCGTTTTTGCCTACTCGCCAGCCGCCATTGAATGCAAACAAACTGATGCGGCCCGTACCCGATTTAACTTCTTTACCCAAATAAATAGCCATTAAATCCCACCATTAAAATGTTTGTCTAAACGCCGCGCCATACCAATTCGGAACTGTATATTCGTTTTTTTCGGAGACGCTCCCCTCCAGCTTAAGACTAAAAGTAGCTTGATTTGGCAAAGAATCCTTAAACATAAGCTCAAAGTGTGTACCCTTATCTTCCAACGTCATACCATATCCCGCGCCACCGACTACGCTTGCGCTTATTTTGAGCACCTCCTCGCAGGTATAATCAACCGCATTGCTGTTGATGTAACGAACGGTCGTTATAACCCCGTTGAGATAATCCACCGCCCCTTGAATATCGCCTGTCAGATTTCCGTTACCATCGTCTCGGGCGGTTTTTGCACCATTGTCGATCCACGTTAAAACAAGCGTACCCGGCTTAATAGGGTGTCCCAAATCATAAGTACATTTACTCTCTGACGGCTTCGGCGTTGCCACTACCCCTGTTTTCCCGCCATCGAACGAGGCAAATCCGGAAATGCCGCCCCACTGGAACACTAGGCGGCTACCGATATCAGGCAGAACAGGTAAATTGAGCACAACCGACCCCGTCGCCGATGATACTGTGCCGACAGCTTTCCCTGCCTCATCACGCAATATACCGTCGCCCGAGTCTGAGAGCAGATACCAAACGCCCAAAGCCATAAACGACACTTTCAGACTACCCAACACGGGAGTCGGCTTCAGGAGCGGCGCAAATGCCGTACCGTGATTGGTTTCTTTAATTTCCACCGCAAAGGCATATCGCGCTGCAGATGAATTAGCGGCCGGAATTGCCGTTACCGTATGATAGCCATCAGGCAGGCCGGTCAGGCGACCTTGCGCATAATCGACACTGATTAAATTGTCTCCGCTTTTTAGCTGCCCTAAAGCATTGTCTTGATAATTCCCTATTTTCACGCTACCCGGTAGCAGCGAAAATGGAAATATCAACGTCCCATTGCTGACATACCCCGCAAAAAGCTGCTTTTCCGGCGCAGCAGCGACCCATGCTTCGCCGGGAACCGGGTATTCATCTGCATAGGGGGTCTCGACTGTCGAGGTCGGCACAAGCTTTTCGTAGATGCTTGACACTGTCAGCGCGGCATCTCCTGCCGAAAGGCCGTCTGACACAGGTTTTACGCCATAATAAGCCGCGGAATCTGCAACTTGGGTTTCCAAAATCTTAACTTTAGGCGCGGCATACCCCTTAACCGGATAATCGACACCATCAAAATCTCGGGTCAACGGATTGCTGATTTCCATTTTGACTACACGGCGGGAGACTTCTTCCACCTCGCCGTTTTGTTTTGGGATCTCAAAAATACGTACTTCATCTTCGATGTTGATAATGCGGAAATACTCCGTGATACGGCGTGTCACATCTTCGGTTTTGTCCTCATATTGCAGACAATAACGCTCGCCGACCTTCGGCAAAGGAGCCTCTACGCGCTGATACGCCTGCACGAGACGTACACCTGCCAAATGGCGACCCAATAACGTCATGCGGCTCTCCACCGTCGGCACAGAATACGCCTCAATGCGCGGCATAATATCCGCGCGGCTCCCGCCGTAGTTGCGCGCCTTAAATGCCAAGAAAGACACGTTTTCAGAGGTCGGCGGCTCGGTAATGACGAAATGACCGCCGTAAAGCGGCTCGGAGTCGTTACGCAAAACGGCAGGGTACAGCAGACGCGCGTCCAGGCTGCCCATCGTTCGGTCAACGTCCGAGACGGGCGGAAAAATCTCGTTATCCTCGCCCGTCAGCGGCTGGCCGACCATCAAACCGCCGCCGTCAGGCGTATCGGTCATGCGCTGGCTGGGGTAAATCTGCAAATCCTGCTGCGTCAGGCGCGTTGTTTTTTCCATTTTGAAACCTTTTTAAATCCTGTTTAAACCTACTTTCAGACGAACTTAAAACGTCATCAGGCAGAGCTGGGCGGTGTATCGCTCGCTATCCGTTTCCGGCGTTGAGTAATGCACCGGCTCGACATTGTTCAAAGCCGCGTTGTGCGTACGCCAAATAACATTAAATTCGCGGCCGTCGTAGTGCGTCAGCGTCATCTCCAATTCGGGGACGTCGGTCCAGTCACGCAACGTACGCAAGATACTCAAATCAAGCCACACCCAATCGCCCGACAGCGTAATCGGGCGACCGTTTGCCTTAATGCCTTGTTGGATGACCAATCCGCCCGACAAGGTGCGCTGCGGAGCGGCCTGCGCCACCTTGTTCCATTCAAATTCATCGTCCCAGCGCATATCCTGCGGCAGATGTACGGCCACGCCGGTATCTTTCCGTTTCAGCGTCCATTCTTGATTTGCCATTTCAGACGGCCTTTGCGTATTTTTCTCAAAACCCTATTAAAACAAAAGCCCCGAAAATCGGGGCTTGGCATGGTTGCATTCAGATGGGTATAAGCCCTCTGAAACTATGTTGCGCGTTTCAAGGATGCGTGCAAACTGTCCATAAAACCGTTAACAGCTTTCTTGGCAACCGCCTGGTCGCGTTGCGCCAAAATTTGGTTAAGCTTTTCCGGGTCGATATTAACCTGCGTATTGCCGATTTGTTGCAACCGTTGGGCCGCATTGCTGCTGCCCTGCGAACCTTGGTTGCGGACTCGCTCTTGCGCGGCAGATTCGGCGCGTTTGTTGCGTTGGCGGTCGTAGATTTGCTGCGTCAACTCGATTTGACGCTGATATTCGCGTGCAACGTCGGTTTGTTTGAGACGGTTGGCGTTATCGAGTTTTTGCTTCAACTCGCGGATTTTTCTTTCCTGCTGCAAAGAATAAACCGCCTCCGTATTGCCATTAAGCTCGGCAAGCTCGGCCTCAAGCGCGCGGGTTGCATCATGCGCCTCTTGGCGCAGGGCATTCAGCCGGCGTTGGGCATCGGATATCGCGTTGCGGAATTTAGTCAGCTCAGTGTTCCCCAATTTATCGGCAGCACGAGAGGCCGCACTGGCCGCATCGTTCAGGACATCTTGAGTAAGCGCACCCTTGGCCGCCGCTTCGTTCAGCCGTTGCATGGCGGCGTTTGCGCCATACAGCTGCTGCGTATAGTCCTTCATTTGTGCGGCTCGGAATGTGGCTTCCATGCCCAGCTTAATGCCGGAGAACTTCCGATTCATCAAATCCAGCTGCTCATTATTGAGCTTGTAAAATCCTGCCGTTTGCGTCAGGCGGTAGCCGTAGTCGCTAAACGATTTAGACGCATTTGCCGCCGCTTTGGCTGCATTGTCTGCCTCCGCTGCCGCTTCTTTGTTGGCTGTCGCCACTTTTCTGACCGATTGGGCATGGATTTCCGCCGCTTGCGAGCCTTTGTCATGCGCGGCTTTCGCGGCTTCGCCTGTTTTAGCGGCAGTATCGTTCAGCCCTTGATAGGCGGCTTTGGCCTTTTCCGCACCGCCCGAAGCCGCGTCGCCCAACCGGGCAAGCTGCTCCTGCGTCAACAGTGCCGCGTCGCCGCTGGCTTTGAGCTGGTGTTGAAACTCGGCAAATTCCTCCTTGCTTTTAAGTTTGCCCATCATGGCCTCAAAGGCTGCCTGTATCAGCTTGGCATCTTTTTGACCGGCCGCCGCCGCTTCTGTCGAGGCCGTCTGAAAATCAGCAAATGCCTGCCGCGCATCACTGCTGATTCCCGTCATCACGGCCTTGCTGTCCACGCCGAGTTTGGCGAAGGCGTCGGCAACCTTGTCAGTCGACTCCCTTGCAGTATCTCCGATTTTCTTAATTTCCTCGGCCGTCAGCCCGGATTGCTTGCCTACCTTTTCCAATTCGGCCAAAAGAGCATCGGTTGATTCTTTGCTGTCCATCTGCTTGAGTGCGGCTTGAAACACCCGGCCCATCTGCTCGGCATCATTACCAAACTGAGAGGCAACACGCGAAAAATTGGCAATACCTTCCGCCGCCTTTTTGCTCATGCCGGTGGTTACTTCTTCCGCCGTCAAACCCAAAGCCTCAAGAGCTTTTTGTGCTGCGGCAAGCTCGCCTGTATCTGCGCTGATTTTGACGTTTTTCTTGTCAAGTTCGGCTTTCAGTTCGGCGGTTTTGGTACGCACATTTTCCAGCTTGATTGCCAGCTCGCTGTAAAAGTCGCTGGTTTCGCGACCGTCGGCACGCAAGGCCGCCATACTGTGTTCCAACGCTGACAACTCTGTTGCAGACGCTCGATATTCGGCTTGCAGGGCTTTGACGGCGGCTGCCTCTTCTTCGGCAGCTTTTTTCTTGGCGACGGCGGCTTTTTCGGCAGCTTCCTGGGCTTTTTTATCCGCTATCTCCAATTCGCGCTTAATTTGGGCTTCGGTTTTGAAAAACTCGTGATACTTGTCGAGACCGCCGGTGGTAAACAGGCTATCCAAAATGGCAGGAATACGGGCGAGGTTATCGCCGAAAATTTTTGCTAAATCCGTGTTTTCGCGCAGCCAGCCGCCCACACCACGGCCGACCTCAAAAGCCGCAAAAAGTAATCCGGCATTGGATGCCGCCGTCTTGAGATTTTGAGCCAACGCTCCTGCAGCCGCCGCGCCATTGCCGAAACCGTTACCGGCAGCAGCGGATTTGAGTGCGATGCCCAGCTCTCGTGCAGCGACAGTGGTCGACAGGATGGATGCTTTGGTTGCTTCAATTCCGACACGCTGGGTCGCAAATGATGCTGATACCGCACCACCAGTCAGGCGGACAGCCGCCTCATAAGCCTTGACGGCAACTGCGCCTGCTGCAAACAGCGTGGCAAGTTGCGTCAAAACCGGAAACTCTTCGGTAATCGCTCCGATTGCGCTTGCCACACTGCCGGCCGTACTCGCCAATAGAGACACCAAAGGCAGCAGCTTTTCGCCGACCTCGATGGCAACGTTGATGATTTCCTGCTTGGCTTTGTTGATTTGCGCCTCGCTGGTGGACATGGCGTTTGCCACCTCTTTTTGCATCGCGCCAACGACTTGCCCCTTGTCAGCGACCAAGCCCAAAGCCTTTTCGTATTCGCCCAGCGAGCCGACCAAGAGGGCAATGTCGTCGCTGTATTCCGTGCCGAAGAGTTGCGAGAGCATTAGGGCGCGGCTTTGTTTGTCCAAGCCTTCGAGTTTGTGCAAGAAGTCCGTTAAAGCCTGCTGCGGATTGGCGGCGATATTGGCTGCCATCTCGTCGGCAGACGTACCGATGCCTTCCAAGGCCGCCTGAAATCCTTTGCCCTGGCTTTGCGCGGTTTGCAGTTTTTGCAGCATAGCATTGATGGCGGTCGCCGCCACTTCGGGCGGTTTGCCCAATGCGATAAATGCGTCGGCAAGCGCGGCAGCTTCGTCGGCGGCCAGTCCGAACTGCTTGGCCGTACCGCCGATACGCGCCATTGCGGCGACAATGTCTTTTTCTCGTGCGGCGGTATTGTTGCCCAAAACGTTGATGGCATCGCCGAGTTTTTCCACTTCGCCGATTGGGAGTTGGAATACGTTGGCAATCGTCGCGGCGGCATTGCCTGCCTCTTCAGCGGTCATGCCGAAGGCAACCGACATCTTGGACGCGATGGCGGTAAATTCCGACAACTTCTCAATCGGGATGCCGAGCTGTCCGCCAGCAGCGGCAAGATCCGCCATTTCGGCGGCGGAAATGCCGAGTTCCGCACTCATTTTTTTCAGCTCGTCTGACAGTTTGGCGTACTGCTCGTCCGTGCCTTCGGCAACTTTTTTTACACCCGCCATCGCAGTCTCAAATTTCATCGCCTCTTTGGCGGCAAACGCCAAGCCGCCTGCCTTACCGACCAAACCTTGAACTTCAGAGGCAATTTCGGAAATAGACGGCTTCACACCTTTCAGGCTGGCTTCAAGTTCGCGCACCTTGCCTTCCTGCAACTGCGCCGCCCGGGCTAATTCCTCGTGCGAGAGCGTGCCGCTGTTTTTAAGCAATTCGTAGGCGTCTTTGGTCTTTTGGATTTCCTGCCGTGCCTTGTCGTCGGTATCGATACCGAGCTGGATTTTGGCATCGGCGATGGCTTTTAGGGTTTGCGCTTCGGCGGTCAGGCGGTCGAGCTGTGCCGTTGCGGCAGCGGATTCGGACGACAGGCGCGCCTCTTCGGCGGCAAGATTTTTGACGGACACGCCCGACACAGACATCGCATCGCGGGCGGCATACAGCTTGCCCGTCAGTTCGGTTTCGCTTTTTGCCAGGCGTTCGGATTCGGCGCGAAGTTTTGCCAAATCGGCCTGCTGTTGCTGCGTACCGCCGCCGCGCATGGATTTCTCCAGCGTCGCGGTCAATTCGTCCAGCGCGCGCATTTCTTTAGCGGTGTTGTCCAATTCCGCCGACAACGCCTTATATTCTGCAATTGCCGCCTGTTGCGCTTGCGCTTTGGCCAGCGTTGCGCCCAGCTCTTTCGCTTCGGTGGTCAGCTTGCCCGTATCGATGCCCGCCGCCTCGATGGACTGCGCCAGCGCGTCGATATTTTCAACGCCGGACACGCCCGCCTTAATCTCTAAACCTGCCTGAATATTCGCCATGATTTAATCCTGTTTTAAAACCCGTTTAAAAAAGGCCGTCTGAAACCTGCCGCCGCTGCGCCTACACGCAGAAGCCAGTTTCAGACGGCCTTTGTTTATTACCGAATCTTTAGTTGTTGTACGACGTGAAGGAATAGGTCGAAGTTTCGCCCGAAGCCAACACTGCCGTGCCTTTAAATTCGGCTTCGTTGAAGTCGTCACCAAACCAGTCGATACTGCCGTCCGCCGCCAGTACGGCATGGGGGATGTGCAGAATGCCGGTCTCGCCGGTAACGCGGTTGCGGCCGTCGACATAGATTTCCAAGTCCAAGCGAGACAAGGTGGCCGCGGACACTTTATAGCCGCCGGAATCTCGGGTTTTGTATTCGACGGTGACGTTTTCGCCATCATTGACGGTATCGGCGGCCGACAGGATGGTAATCATGCCCAAGGTGGCATTAATGTCCAAATGCTTGGCATCAACATTGACGCTTGACTTGTTTTTGACTTTGACGGTAGCCGGGTCGATATTGCCGTGTGCCAGTTTGTACGCCATGCCTTTTTTGCCGATGGTTACGGTCTCGCCCGTAACGGTCTGCGCCGTAGCCTCGATGACGGCGGCTTCGCCCATCAGGGCAAGCGCGAGGTTGTCTTTGTCGAAGGTGTCGAGTTTCAGGCCGATTTCGGTGGGCTTGACGGTTTTCAGGCTGTCGAGTGCGCTGCCGTAAGTGCCTTTTTGCTTGGATACGCGCTCTTTGGTTTCCACGCTGGTTTGCGTGGTCAGGGCGGTGGTATTGCCGATTTCGATAAAGCCCGAGCCTTTCTGATTGAGGTTGCGTACCTTGACATCGCCCTCAAAGATTAAGCCGTGGTCGTTTTGTTTTGCCAT